ACGCATTTGGAAGGCACCACGAATACCCGCGGCTGTTGCGCCAGGAGCGATCTTCTCCATGGCAAAGCGTGTGGAGAGGTAGGCCGTGCGTATCTTTGCGCCAAAGATGGTGGGATCGGCGGCAAGCGTGTCAAACACGTTGAGCGCACCGGCGCCAGTGTCTCGCAGTTCTGAGCCCAGGTACTCATCGCGCAGCGCGGTAGTCAGGAAGACCTGCCCCGTGTTTCCTAGGCTTGCGTTGTCAAGAATGCGAGATGCTTCAGCAAGGGAAGAGGACTCGCCACCGGGGTAGAAGGCCGCCTCAAGAATTGCCATTGCCTCAGGATTGGTTGAGTTCTGCGCCAGCACCGTAATGAGCGGGTCTGGGTCGCCAGCCGTCTTGGCCTGCTCAATTTGCATCGCCAAGTCCATGGGCAGTTTGCCAACTTGATCAATGCCGGCAGCAATGATCTCGTTGTTGTACTTGCCCTTCTCAACATCGTCCCAGTACTCAAAGATGTTCTGGATTGTGTTGATGCCAATAGGGTCGTACTCGGGCTCCATGTAACTGCCGTATGAGCTTGCCCGCTGCGCACGTTGCACCTGATCATTGGCCCAGATGAGTGGGGCCATGACCGCTTCAAGGGCTTTCCCAGCGCCATCCCTGAGTACTTCAAGCCACTGGTTGGGCTCGCCCAAGGGAGCCTCAACCGAAGCAGCAATCTTCTCAACGACAACATCCCATGTGGCTGCTCGCATGATGGGGTTCATGGACTTGAGCGTCTGCTCAATCTGCCGGTCACCCAGGATTCGCTTGTTGGGGTCGTTTTCCTCGTTGTACACGAGGTTCATGGAGGCGATTAGGCGCTCTGCGGCACGGTCCACCTCAAGAAGATTGAGGAGCTTGTTTACGTCGCTCTGATCCAGATTTGCCTGAAGTGCGGCCTCAGTGAGCGTGGGATACCGCTCTGCACCCAAAATTGCGGTTGGCCTCGCGTAGGTATTGAGCATCGCAAAGTATGCTGATCGCGTCTGCTCATAAGCGACCTCGAGGTTGTACGGTGTGTACCCCTGCTCTTTTCCGAACTGCGCCTCGGCTGCTGCGTCGTCAAGGGTTTGCTGAGCAAGTGCTCGGCGTGCGTCTTCGCGCTGACCGATTGCGTAGTTTGAAAAGTCAAACTGCGGAGGGGTGCGCTGTACTGCGGGAAGATTCGGCGCTGACCCACGCGGGTAGTCCTGTACGGGCGTCCTAGAGGCTTGCTCAATGCCGCTCAGGCGAGACGTATCAACATATCGCTCTGCCACCGCCTACCAGCCCTTGCTAGCGGCCATTTGATACAACCGTGCGATCTGGCCTGACGAGTCATAAGGAAGCAACTTTTCCAAAGTTGCGGTGAGGCTCTTCCCGCTGCGCGAAGGTGTCTGAGGCCCAGGACCCGGTCCGAATGGAGCGCCTGCGGTGATTGGTTCGTCCGGTCGCTGCGTCGGGGCGAACAGGGGAGTGACCTGTGCAGGCGGCGGCGCAGTAGCAGTCTTACCTGCCGACATACGCGGTGCGCGAGTCTTGGTCTCCGACATCGGGGCAGAGGCCTGAAGATCCATCATCTCCTGGCCTTCGCCGTACTGACCGCCTGAAATGTACTTGGGTCCCTGCCCGTCAGTGCGACGGGACAGAGCGCCAGGGCCGGATACGGGAGCAGGATTACTTGGGCGGCGCTGACCGCCGTGTCCGTTTGCCATCCTTCTCCTTAGTCTCAGGGAGAGACCCGATCTGCTTCATCAGGTCGTCTGCCATCTCTTCCCGGTCCTCACTTGCCCATTCATGGGCTGACTGGCCTAGCGCCAGTAGTGCAAGATTCTGAAAATGGTCTGCTGCTGCTTGCGCCATCTGCGCAGCAAAGACCATTGATGTTGCTACGGTGTCGGAGTTGAACCAGGGCGTGGCCTCAACGACAACGGACTCTGCGTCCTCAGTGTTGTCGAAGTCTTCTTCGTCCACGCCCTGGTCTCCTCACGCTCGGTGATTCTTCTTCTCGCGACCAGGCAGGTAGTTAGCTGAATATCCACCAGGAACCGATCGCTTGGGACCTTCTGCTCCTCGCTTACTTGCCGACTCGCGCTTGGCAGCAGATTTGCGAGCTGCCTTTTGCTGCTTGTCAAATTGCTTACGAAAGCGTTCGCGCGCACGGCGCTTGTCGGAATCAAAGTACAAGTCAGTACTCGGGGGGAAATACCGTGCCATGGCTACCACTTCACCTTGTCAGCCCAATAGGCCGCGCTCATCTTGCCCTTGGCGATGTTCTTCGCGTGCCGTGCCTTGAAGGATGCCTGACGCTTAGTCGGCTGCCTGTCACCTGTCACACCCTGCTGACCAAAACGAATCGTCTTGATCTGCGAACCTTCCTTAGCCACAACAACATGCGACTTCGTGGGATGGTTAGGGGTGCGCTTGGGCTTGTTGTAGCCGTCTACGCCTGCACGCTCAAGGCGTGGATCCTTCTTCGCCGGCATCAGGACTTCGGAGCCTTCTTGTTCTTGACCTTGCCGTATTCCATGATCTGCTCGATCTGGGATTCGGTGCGCTCGTGCTGCGGCTCATTGTTCGGCATCGTCTTGCCGCCGTAGCCCTTCTGCTTAGCTTGGCAGCCACACCAGTTACACATGACTACTTCTTCTTGCGAGGAGAGGACTTCTTCGGGCCCTCAGAACCCTTGTAAGTCGCAATCGTGTTGCGGCCCTTAGGTACACGCTCACTTGTCGTCTTGCTAGTGGTCCACTTGATTCCCTTGCCCGAACCGCGAACAGACTTTGTCGTAGAACGACTAGTCGGCTTCTTCATCTTACTAGTAGCCTTAGCGACGCTTGCTGTCGCCCGTTCGCTAGTAAGGCGCAATCCGCTACCAGCCTTACCAGTCTTACCTACTCGAGCCTTCATTACTTGGTCCCCTTTCCGGAGCCGCCGATGCCGCGAGGTGAGGATGCCTGTGCGTGCTGTTGCCAATTGCCGTTAGACGGCGAGTACGAGTGGGGAAGGCCCGCCGTGTTGGACGTTGCCTTCTCCTGATGGTTTACGGGCTGAACGAAGGCCGCAGCCTTGCCACCCTGATTCGCAGGCTTCTTGGGAGCCGCTGCGGGAACTGCCATTTCCTTCTCCTTAACCCGTAGGTACACGACGCGAAACGGATGCTGCAAGATTCGGCTCGCCCCGCTGCGTCAATCCAGCGAGCAGAACATTCAGGTCTGGTCTGCCACCGGGCGGGAGCCCAGCCTGACCAGGAGCTACGCCGCGAAGGCGACCCATGGCATCAATGCCTTCAAGGGATTCACCACCCGACATGGGATCCTGCATGGGATCGCCAGGGACCGGGGAGGCGTCATCAACCATCGGATCAACCATGTCGGGTGGCGTCTCGGGGGGAGCGAACGCTTCAGCGATCACTTCCTCAATAGGCTTGCCCTTCTGGCGACCCTCGATGATGATCGCGAGGCGAGCAAGGATCTCGCCGGGATCTTGACCGTTCTGGGCAAGCACAGGGATTGCCTGCGCATATCCGGCAACGGCTTGGCGAAGAGCCTGACGCATGTCCTCAATGTCCAGCTTCTGCTCTTCCTCGCTGGCGTTGATGGCAAAAGGCATCTGCCGGCGCAGCCAGTCCTGCGAGATGAGGCGATCCCCACGGGCCTGCAACCCAAACACCAGTGCGCGGTTAGGGTCCAGACCCGCCATGAGGCCGTACTGAACATCGACCGAGTAATCCCCACGGATATCTTTCTCGGGCGTATACGAGACCTCATACGGGGTGCCATTGTCGTTGCCGCGAATGGTCTTGCGGAACGACGGCCAAAGTCGCTCTTCTGCCTCAAAGCACAGAGCGATCAGATCGGTGTATGCCTCAGCAAACATCGCATGCGCGGTGCGCACCTGCGTGTCAAAGCCGGACATGAGCGCCTGCACGCCACGGCCCGTGACGATGGAGGCATCGGTATTGCCGCCGCGTACCTCGGGGTAACGCGAGCCCTGGCGAAGTTCGTTGTCCAAGATGCCCTGCTCTTGGAAGGCGGCGGCAGGGACATCGAGCGGAATGCGCCGGATCTTCTCCGGTGTCGTAGAGCGCAGTACTGCATCTGCGCCCAGGGACAGCTCCTGCACATCCTGGGGCAGGGCAATCGGTGCCTGCACGCTCTTCTGCGCTGCCTCCATCGCCAGGAGCGCAAAGCGCGACTTGGCGACCTGTACGGCAATCACATCATCGAACTGCCCGTGCGCCTCGTCATCAACCCC